GGTAAATTCGAACCACGTTATTTCGCTAGCGCCAGGGGCCTAGGACCTAAGGCACGTCGCATGCGACTCACATGGGATGCACACTTATATATGCACAAAAAGCGAAATAAGCGCTGACAAGTTAAATTTGCGATAAATAAGCCTCAATAACGAGTGCCAGAAATCACACTCAGCGAGTTAGCAAACAAATTAGGCGTATCAAACGGTCGTATTAGTCAAATCAAGAAAACAGGCCGTCTTGAAGGCACTTATCGCACAGAAGGCAGGTCACTTATCTTTGACGAGGCAGCTGCCATAGCCGCCTGGAACGGCGAAATCCCCCAGAGTACCACCAGAATCGCCTCCAAGGACCTAGAGATTCCTAGTTTCAATGAGTCTCGCGCTAAGTCAGAGTTCTTCCGCGCTGAGATGGCAAGGCTGGACTTGGAAGAGAAGGAAGAGCTGCTGTGCGAGGCGAACAAGGTAAAGACCGCTGCTTTTACCCTTGCCCGCTCTGTCCGCGACGCGTTAGATAGCATCCCCGACCGCGTTGCCAACCAATTCGCAGCAGAAACAGATTCAGTTGTAATCCATCAAACTTTGCAGGAAGAACTGCGAAAAGCATTGGAGAGACTGACGAATGCGTGACGGTGCTGCAATTTATCGGCAGGCATTCCTGAGTGGGTTGAAGCCTGATGAAAAGCTGACTGTTAGTGAGTGGTCTGATCAGTACAGGATGCTGTCAAACAAGGCATCAGCTGAACCAGGACCGTGGAGAACGGACAGGACGCCCTATCTCAGGGAAATCATGGATTGCATGTCGTCCACAAGCTCGGTGCAAAAAGTAGTGTTCATGGCTGGTGCTCAGCTGGGCAAGACGGAGTGCATAAACAACGTCGTCGGATACATGATCGCGCATGCGCCTGGTCCTGCTTTGTTTGTCCAGCCAACGATTGAGATGGCAAAAAGGCTGTCGAAGCAGCGCTTGGATTCTCTTATTCATGAGACTCCTGTGCTGTCGGAGAAGGTGGCCCCTGCACGCAGTCGTGACTCAGGGAACACCATGTTTTCAAAAAGCTTTGACGGCGGGATCTTACTGTTGACAGGTGCAAATTCAGCAACTGGTCTACGGAGTGCGCCGTGTCGTTGGGTGTTGCTGGATGAGGTTGACGCGTTTCCTGCCGATGTTGATGGTGAAGGTGATCCATGTGCTCTAGCTGAAAGGAGAGCATCAACCTTCTCGCGAAGGAAGATCATCCTTACTTCTACACCGACTGTCAAAGATATGAGTCGGATTGAGACGGAATACCTAGCGAGCAATCAAATGCGGTATTTCGTTCCTTGTCCTCACTGTGGTCACATGCAATGGCTTGAGTGGAAGAACATCCGTTGGCGTGACAGTGATCCGCGCACTGCAGCGTATGCGTGTAATTCATGCGGAGCGCACATTCCCGAGCATCACAAGAGTGAGATGCTCCGTAGAGGGGAATGGCGGGCTACGGCCACGGCGGAAGATCCGCGCACCGTTGGCTTTCACCTGTCCTCACTGTATTCACCGCTTGGTTGGAAGAGTTGGGAAGAAATCGTCACGGAGTTTCTGCGGGCAAAGTCTGATCCGCCCTTGTTAAAAACTTGGACGAACACCGTCCTTGGGGAGACATGGGAAGAGGAGACTGGCGCAAAAATGGGCGCAGAAGGATTGCGTGATCGTGCGGAGTTTTATCCAGCTGATGAGGTCCCAGCAAAGGCAAGCATCGTCACTTGTGGCGTTGACGTGCAGGACAATCGAGTTGCTATTGGCCTGTATGCGTGGGGAGAAGGGGAGGAGTCTTGGCTCCTCAATCACTTTGAGATATTTGGTGATCCTGCCAGTAAAAAGCTGTGGGACCAAGTCGATGACGTGATTTTTAGGACGTACAAGAAGGAGGACGGCACTGCATTGAAGGTAAGCGCTACAGGCGTTGACTCTGGTGGTCACTTCACGTCAGAGGTGTATGCGTACTGCAGGGAGCGTGCCAAGCGTGGTGTGTTTGCCCTCAAGGGTCAGTCACAACGCAACAAGCCCGCTATTGGCAAGCCAAGCAAGGTGGATATTAATTACAAAGGGCAGGTGTTGAAAAACTCGGCACAGGTCTTCCCAGCAGGCGTAGACACAATCAAAACGACCTTATTCGCAAGGCTGAAACTGAACGAAGAAGGACCTGGTTACATTCACTTTCACGCAGCTGCATCGCCTGAATACTTCAAGCAACTGACGAGTGAACGTCAGGTCGTGCGATATGTCAAAGGCTTTGCTATTCGTGAATGGAAGAAGAAGCCAGGTGATCGCAATGAAGCTCTTGACTGTTTTTGTTACAGCTACTGCGCTCTCAACTATCTATACATGCGATTCAATCGTTCCACGATTTTTGAGCAGTTTGCAAAAGCGCAAGAACCAAAAGACGAGCCTCAAGAACAAAAAAGAGTAGAATCGCCTTATCAGCCCACACGGCGACGTATGTCCCGTCGGCCCTCGTCGTCGTTTGTGACTAACTGGTGAGCATTCTTGTCCCCAAGTTGGTTTACGCAGGTGACACGGTCATCTTTGATGTCCCTGCCTTTACTAACTCAGTAGGTACTCAGGTCGACAGCGGCACCTACACGCTGAAGTGGTACGCAAGGACGAACGTTAATCACGAAGGGGCGACAATTACTGGCGTCGCAGAGGGTGATGGTTGGCGCATCACCGTTCCCAGCAGTACCACCACTGGCTTTGACGCTGGTACTTGGACTTGGCAGGCGGTTGCTACTTACAGCTCAGAGCAATACACGGCTGGCCGTGGTCAGTTCACTGTCAAGGCAACTGCTGTTTACTCTGATCAGCCTGGAGCATTTGACGATCGCTCACGCGCTGAACTCGATCTTGAAAAGGTTGAAACTGCAATCCGCACGCTTGCTGCTGGCGGGATGGTGCAGGAATACACCATCGGTGGCCGTAATCTCAAGCGCTACAAGATGGGTGAGCTTTTGCAGCTTCGCGATAACTTAAAGGCTGAAGTGGATCGCGAACGTCGTGCCGAGAAAGTTCGGCAGGGCCTTGGCAATCCTGGCGTTACCCGCGTGAGGTTCATCTGATGTGGCCCTTTAACCGAAAGAAGAAGCCTCAGCGCCGTAATTACGCTGGTGCGTCTGTCAATCGCCTGACATCTGATTGGGTGTCATCTGGGACAAGTGCTGATGCAGAGGTCAAGAACAATCTTCGAGTGCTGCGCAATCGTGCGCGATCTCTTGTTCGTGACTCTGATTTCGCCAAATCGGCTCTTCGCGCAGTTCGAAACAACGTTGTTGGTCAAGGGATCAAGCATCAAGCTCAAGTCCGAATGATTCGTGGCGGACGCCTTGATGAGCGTCTAAATGGCCTGATTGAGTTTGAGTTTGCGCGGTGGTCAAAAGCCAGTAACTGCCACTGTGGCGGCACGCTGAGCTGGAACGCCATCCAAGGCTTAGCGATCAACAGCATGATCGAGAGTGGCGAGGTGTTTATTCGCCTTGTCAATCAAAGTTTTGGTGATTCTCGTGTTCCCCTTGGCCTAGAAATCATCGAGGCAGATCTCCTCGACGACGACTACACAGGCATCGAGAAGAACGGTAATCGTGTTCGGATGGGTGTTGAGGTTGATGAGTGGTCACGTCCTGTGGCCTATCACTTCCTGAACTATCACCCAGGCGACTATCAGTTCGTCAATAACAACCTGAATGTGAAGCGTCGGACAAGAGTCGCCGCTAACGAGATCATTCATCTCTACTCAGTAGATCGCCCTGGTCAAACGCGTGGCATCACTGCTTTCGCCTCGGCAATCATGCGCCTCAACAACCTGAAAGGGTTTGAAGAGGCCGAGATCATTGCTGCACGGGCAAGCAGCGCAATGATGGGCTTTGTACGAACACCCGATCAGGAGCTGTTCGAAGATGGCACATATGCTGAGCAATCTGTGCTGGACTTCGCTCCTGGCAGTATTCGGCGTCTTGCTCCAGGTGAAGAGATGCAATTCTTCTCGCCTACAAGGCCAGATGATGCTTTTACGCCTTTTGTGGCCCAAATGCTTCGTGCAGTCGCCGCAGGTGTCGGATGCTCCTACACGCAGGTAAGTTCGGACTTCTCGCAGAGTAACTACAGCTCGTCTCGCCTTGAGTTGCTTGAGACTCGTGCTCACTATCGGACGCTGCAGCAGTATCTGATCGACAACCTCTGTCAGCCGATCTACGAGCGCTGGATGGAGATGGCTGTCATGTCTGGAGTGGTTCGCGCTCCTGGCTTTGATATTGACCCCGATCGTTATTACGAAAGCAAGTGGGTTGCACCAGCTGCGCAGTTTGTTGACCCACAGAAAGAGGCAGAGGCTTACAAGTCTTTGGTTCGCAGCGGCATCATGACCCTCTCACAGGTCATCGCTCTACATGGAGGTGATTTTGAGGAGACGATGCGTCAAAGGCAGCATGAACTCGCCACACTGGATGAACTTGGCATTGTCACTGACACTGATCCCAGCGAAGTGACTAAAGCAGGCCAAGCACAAAATCCTCCTGCCCCACCTACCTCACATCCTGTCATGCACGAAGAGGGGGAAGCGATCGATGGCTAATGTCAACGGAACCGACATTAATCTGACCCCTACCGAGGGGATGAAGACCGAAGCTGAGCGTTATCGCAAGTGGAAGTCTGAAGGTGAGGCTGGTGGCACTGAGGTTGCTGCTCGTCGCGCCACGCAGATTTTGTCTGGTGATGAATTATCGCCAGATGTAGTTGTTGAGATGTCCGCTTGGTTTGCGCGACACGAAGTAGATAAAAAGGGCCAAGGATTTAGTCCTGATGAAGATGGCTACCCAAGCAAAGGACGCGTAGCATGGGCAGCATGGGGCGGTGACGCTGGTCAATCATGGAGCAGCGAAAAATCTGTTTCAATCAAAAAAGCCCGAGAGCGATCCATGACCGATGAACAAAGAGCCGAACCAGGAGATCTTAAGGTTGGTGATTTCGTCAGCTGGAATTCTTCTGGCGGTCGTGCTCGTGGACGTATTGATCGTGTGGTTCGCGATGGCACGATAGATGTCCCAGATTCCAGCTTTACGATTACTGGTACTGAGGACGATCCTGCTGCGCTGATCACGCTGTATCGCGACGGCGAAGCAACTGATCGCAAGGTGGGTCATAAGTTCAGCACCCTCACAAAGATTGCGGCGATCCGCATGTTTGACGAGGCATCGCTGAAGCGGGCTCACTACACAGAATTCAAAGAAGAAGACGAAGATCGCACCCTTGAGTTCCCCTTCGCTTCAGAGGAGCCAGTCAACCGTGTCTATGGCATGGAAGTTCTGAGCATGACTTCTGAGGCGATGGACATGAGCCGTCTTAATGACGGCGCACCACTGCTCTTCAATCACGACCCTGATCGAATCATTGGTGTTGTCCAGCGTGCGTACATCAAAGACAAAAGAGCGTACGCAAAGGTCAAGCTCGCTAACAACGAGCTTGGTCGCGAGATGCAGGACCTAATTAGGGATGGCATTGTTCGCAACGTTAGTTTTGGCTACAGAATTAACGACATGGAGGAGGATCGGTCGACCACACCTGTGACGTACCGAGCCACCTCTTTCCAGCCTTACGAGGTCAGCATGGTTTCAATCCCTGCAGACAACGTTGGCGCTGGAATTGGCCGTTCCCTTGCTTCTAGTGAGGAGACGGTCGCGGTCTCAGCCGCACCAAGTCCAACTACACCTTCCGTCATGGAAACTACCCCCAACGTGGAGGCTATCCGCGCTGAGGCCGTTGAGGCCAAGGCCAAGGAAGCCGCTGAAATGTTTGCCCTCGGCAAGCGTCATAACGCAGAGGAACTTGCCTC